TTGTCGGTGGACCCATTGCTGGTGTAAAAGAAGGCGGGCGCCCCAGTCGGTGACGCAATCGTCGTTGCCGTGAGGGAGCACCTATAGCGACCATTCCCTAGCGGAGTAATCGTGGCCGACAATGCACTGCCAGAAGTCGCGACAAGCGTGCCGGTAGCCAGATTGAAGTCTGCCCCAGCCCCGCCTCCCGACACTGCCGTGGACATGAACTTGATGGCGAGTCGATTTCGCTCGGCAGCCTTTGCGACGATGCTAGTGGTGTAGGTTGTATTGCCCGCCAGCGCGGGACTGCCGCCGACTGCATGCTGACCCGTTGCCGTGTTCTCGACCAGCTTCTGCATCGTGGTGCCGTCTGGCGCTGGTTCTGCCGATGCGGAAAGCGTCGCATTGGATAGGTTCCAGCCAGACAGGTTGCCGCTCTGCGTGTAGAGATTCGTCCGCGCTTCCTCAATCAGCAACCCTCGCGGGGCTAGCGTAATCGGGTCATAGTCCAGGCTCGGCAGGTTGGCCGCATCCTGCACTAGCACGCCGCTGCTATTAAAGCGCCAGCGCGCCGAGGCCCGCGTGAAGGTGATTAGGTCAGCGAAATTTCGATTGAACATCGTGGTTCCATTCAATGCGATGTACTGGCGCCGAGCGAAGTCGAGCCACATTGCGGTTGCGCGCTGGGCATCCGTGAACCGCGGCCCGCGCACGCAGAGCGGGGAGAGGCCAAGGCCGAGCCTCATAGACCCACCAGGTCGGCAGCCGTCGTGCCGGTCGTATTGACGCGGATTGCCCGGATCGGCAGGGTCTCGCCGGACTGGCAGTTCTTGAACGTCACCGCCGTGCCGTCGCGGCGAACCGCCACCACGTCGCCGCCGGTGCCCACACGGATGCTGGACGCCGGGCGGGCGAAGTTGTTGGCCGCGCTGTCGCTTGGCGTGATCACGAAGAAGTCGAACGAGGGGTCGGTGAGGCTCGGGGGATTGTTCTGAAACGGATCGGGCATGGCCTACTCCATGGGTGCCGTATCGCCATCGGCAATACAGCGTTAGATGGACTGGTAAATCTGGTTGACGAAGTCGAGCGACATGCTGGGGCCGGGATCGCCCGGAATGACAGGCGGCGGTGCCGGCAGGCTCTGAACGATGCTGGTCCAGACGGTGGTGGCCACCGGCTTGACGCTGTCGATGGCGGCGTAAATGTCGGCGTCTGACACGCCGCCCTGGATCATCGACAGCGAGGCATATGAGGCTTGCGATGGCGTGCCGTAGCCCCCCGTGGAAGCGCCATAGCCCGCGATGTTCGGGATGCCGGTACCGGCTGACCGGAAGGCGATCACGAACGCTTGGAACGGCATCGACAGCGAGCCGTAGGCCCCGGCGTAGCTGTAGCCGATCAACGGACCGCCATAAACTCCAGTGTCCGCCGGCCGCGTCGGCTCGATCACCACCGGCGTGCGTCCTGTCAGGTCCTGCAGCACCTTGATCAGGCCCGCGCGGGTCGCGCGTTCGCGGAATAGGTTGATCAGGATCCGCGCCCGGAACGAGCCGTCCGACTGGTTCGCCGCGCGCAACAGCATCGAGCCGAAGAAGTCGGCCGCGATCATGTCGAGCCAGCCATCTGTGGCCGTCTTGATCCGCGTTTGTAGTCGCGCGTAGCTGAGCAAGCTGTAGACATAGGCGCCGGCGTACGCGAGGCCCTGCAGCAGACCATTGATGACCGGGGAATTCGCCTCATCGCCAAACCAGGGCGGCAGGTAGCCGCGAAGCCGCCGGTAGATATCGTTCTGGTCACCTGTCGCCATTTACGCCACCGAGACCGAAGACCACTTGATTACCTGCTGGCTCGTCGCAGCAACGTCCGCCGTGCCGCCGTTGAGCGTGACGCCAGTCACGTTGGTGACGCCGGGCGACGCGTCGTAGGCAATCTGCGCCAAACGTGAATAGGTCAGCGCCTGCCCCAAAGACAGCGCGTTGATGTAGTTCTTCAGCGCAGTCACCACCAGCGCCTTCGTTGCAGAAGCATCGTAGCCGGCTGCAATCGCACATGTCATCGCCACCGAGGCGTTCACCACCACCGGGGCGAACACGCCGAAGCTGCTGCAAAGCGGCCGCACCGCGTCGATCGCATTGGCGACCGTCGCCAAGAACGTGCTGCCAGGCGCGCCGGTGCCGTCGTCCACGACCACGTAGAAGTAGCCCATCTGCGCCGAGCCGGCGTAGGTCTGGTTCTCGACCAGCGAGTACGTAACGCCCTGCTTCAGCGAGGTGATCGCGTAGCCGACGGCATCCTTGTTCGCCTTGGAGAGGCTTCGCAAGTAGGAAATGAAGCGCGTGCGCAGCGCTACGTCCGATTCCGCGTCAGCGCCATTCGTGAAGGCTGAGGCATTCGTTACCGTGTCGACTCCGGAGATCGCGCCCGTGATGGTCGACACCGCGGCGATCACCGCATTGCCGGCCGCGCCGGCGGTCACCGCCACCACCGGCACGCTGACGCTCGCCACGCCCACGCCCAGGACATAGCCGCCCAGCATCGCGCTGTAGGCCGGATTGGTGGTGTCCGCTGTCACGGCGTACCGCTGCGTGCCGTCGCCCGTCTGGACGGTAGCGCCGACGGACACCACGGCCTGCTGCGTAGCCGTGAAGCGCGCGAATGTCACCTGCCCGGTCGCGTAAGTGGCCGGCAGCCGGGTCAGGCTGAAGTCCGCCACCCAACTGTCCAGGTCGGCGCCGCTGGACGTGGCCGCGCGGGTGATTGCAAGGACCTGCATGATCAGACCCTGCAGCCAAATCACCACCGCGGCGTTCGCCTCCACCACCGCGCGCAGGATTGAGCCGACGGTCAGGTCGACCAGCACCTTCGCATAGCCCTGGATGGCCGTGACCTGGTTCCTGATCAGCGTTACCCAGTCCTGCGTCTGAATGCTTGCCATGTCACTTGTTCACGTTGAATTGAAGGGAAACCGGATTGCGCGTTATGGCGCTGGCGTACTGGATGCGCACGCTCACGCCGTTGGTGATCGCCGTTACCGCGATGACCGATTCGGGCGACTTCGCCACGCCCTCCTCCATCAGTACTTGCGATCGGATCAGGCCGCGGATCGCGCCAATGTCGAGCGTCTGGCCGATCTTCTGGGGCAGTCCGGCGCCGTAGTCCGGGTGGAAAATGTAATCGCCAGGATTCGTCACGAGCCGGCGAACGATGCGCTGTTGCGTCCTGGTGTCGGCATTTGCCGTGCCGAGGTCGCCCGTGGCGGACGTGCCGACATCGTTGCCAACCCAATGATTGAGGTCGTTCAAGAGTTGCTGGGTCATTGCGCGGGTCCAACAGTGCCGCCCTGTGGGTCGGTGTGGGTATGGCCTTTCAGGCTGATGGCGTCGGCCTTCACGTCGCCGCCAGTCACCTCTATGTCGCCAGAGAACGAGCCGGATTTGCCGCCGCTGTTATTGCCGGTGATGGCGATGCCGCCCTGCCCTGTGATCTGCTGCGTCACCTGCAGCGTACCGGTGATCGCCACCGGTCCCGTGTGGTTCCACTGCGGCGCTTGGCTGGTCAGCGTGCCGGCCGACACCAGCGTCACCGTCCCATCGTTGTGAAACTTGAGTTTCGATCCCGAGGCATGCGTCAAGAAGAACTCGCCCGACTTCGCGCCCGTCGGCCTCGCCTGATCGCTGAAGAGCCGTCCACAGATATAGCCGTTCTCGATCTCGCCCCCAAAGAACTTGACCTCAACCTGATCGCCGGGGCTGACGGGCGCATCCAGCCCCCAGGCATTGCCAACCCACGGAGATGCCACCGGCAGCCAACCGGTTAGGCTGCGGTCCGGGTTATCCGGATCTTCCGGCTGCAGCCGAACCCGAGCTGAACCCGCGCCAGGGTCGTAGCTGGTCACGACACCGACACGAGCCTCAGCGCGCCCAGCCTGAGCAAGCTGCGCCTGCAGGGCCATCTGGTTTCGGAAGTGCTGCATCATAGGGTGGGTACAGAATCAACGTTGTGGTTCTTCGCGTGGACGTCCATCACGTAGCCCTGATCTAGGCTCATCTGACGCGAGATGCTTTCCACGAAGTAATCCTGATCCCAGTTCGTCCCGGTGCCGGTTAGGCGCACCGTGGCCGTCTGCGTCAGGTCGTTGTCAGCGGGGAGCCTGGCGCGCAGCTTCATCTCGTGCTGCGTGATGTCCCTATGGGTCTCCTGCGCCAACTTTGTCGCGCCATCCTGATCGAGGCCGCCGCGCGTGATCGAGTAGATCTGCGTGTTGCCGAACGGCGAGGCCTTGCCGGCCTGCGTCGACTTGCCTTTGCTAGGGTAGTAGGCGGTAAATCCCTTGCTCTGCTTGGCATTCCACGATCGCACCACCACCGTGACGCCTTTGGCCACGGTCAGTGATCGGGAAAGGCGCAAGTCCATTACGTTGGCAGTTGGATGTCCATTTTCGTCTAGCTGCCAACGCAACTCGTAGGCGGTCGACCCGCCAGAGGCCTGCGCCCCCCCGTCCAGCTGCGACTTCAGTTGCTCGTACCGTGGGCCGTATCTGGCATTTGCGTCGGCTTCGATCTGCTTTGCCTGGTCCAGCTTAGCCTGGGCCGCCTGCTGTTCTTCTGCAATTGCCTCTTTGGTTAGCATGTTAGCTATCGAGCTAATTGCCGCGGCGTCATCTTTCGCGCTGGCGACCAGTGCATTGGATTTATCAATCTCGCTTTTCCATGCCGCCGTGATCTGGTCCAACTCCTGCTGCGCCGCCCCTCTGTCGAAGGATGGCTTCGTAGAAGCGGCATCGGATCGAGGCTCAAAGTAGAGTGTGGTGCCCTTCACGTAGCACTGAAACCCTTCTTGCTGCGCGAGCCACGTCAGCAGGTCCCACTCGCTACGCTGATCAGTCATGCTGACGCGGTCATATGCGTAGAAGGTGCCGGCGACCGTGGTCGTCGTGGGCCCGGAGAACGACATGCCGTGCGAAATGGCCAATTGGCTCGCGATCTGCGACGACGTCAGGTTCTGGTACTGAATCGTCGTCTTGGCATCGATGAATGCCGCAGTCAGGTCGCGCCCCGACACGGTGATCAGCGTCTAGACCGGGTCGTAGTCGATGTCATCCACGCGGCCATAGATCTGGCGCGTCAGATCGGCGTCGCTATAGTTTGTCGG